CTTCTATTCTCAATAGCATCTGTCCACATTCTATAGAAGTGGTTCATGCCATTAGGCGTAGAACTGATTAGGACTTTAGACTGAGTACCAGAAGAAATCGTTGGATAAACAGATGTGAAGAACTCATCTGCGATATTAGTTGGTACGAACGCGAACTCGTCCAGATATAGAAGCGAGATAGAGAAACCACGAATAGCTGACGATGCAGTAGACGTAGCCATGATACGGCAGTTGTTTTCAAGTTCGATGTCACCTTTGTTCCAAGTCTTTACACCCTGTTGAAGCCACAGAGGGAGTGCTTCATACGCAATCTTGATTCTTGATAGAATTTCACGCGCTGTGGGAGCTTTGTTAGCTAGAATAGCTACTGTCTTATCGGTATTGAATAGAACATACCATAAAACGTATCCGACAATCATCGTTGTTTTACCAACCTGACGACCAGCTTTTACTATGACTCTACGATTTGTGTTGATTTCCTCAATAGCCTGTCTCTGGAAATCATACAGGTCGATGTTCACAAATCCACGATCTAGTGTAATGACCTTCACATAGTTCTGAATGAAGTATGTTGGGTCCTGAGAACATTTGATGAATTCAGCTACCTTAGCATCATCCATCTTCTGGACAACACCAATCCTCTTCAGGTGCGGGTTGCCTAGGTAATGCTTTATCTTCTCAATTATTTCCATTCTTTATCTGCTTTAGTAAATCGGCAGCACTTCCAACGAATACTGCCTTATCAACATTAACTGTTTGTTTCGGTGCTGCTGGCGCTTCACCTGTCAAATCTTTCTTTTGCTTCTGGAGCAATAGGAGTTTATCAGTCATATCAGCTAGATTTTTCATCAAAGTAGCTGCGACTTCATACGCTCTAGGATGCTGCGATTCCTTTGCTACTTCTAGAATACCATCTAACGCAAGACCACCCTTCTCTAGTAGGTCGTGGTAATTTCTACGAGAATAGTCGAAGTCTTCCTCTACTGAAACACTACCAGTAGGAACCATTGGAAGTGTTTCTTTAGTTTGGTCTACTTCATTCGCTGGTATAAATTCAGTTTCTAGAATCGAGTCTAGAGTTTTATTAGTTTCAATCATACATACTCTATTATAGTTGTGCTGAACCCGAACGCATCATTCGCATTTGCCGTAAGTGGAATTGGCGTAACTTCTATGTTGATTAGTTGATTTGTCACAACAGAGAATGACTTGACATTATATCTAGCGCCAGTGGAAGCGCCTGTCAGATATGTATTATATCTCAGTTCTCCATTATAGTCGCTCACGATCATGCGATTCGTTTCTTCGTTGAAACTATACACAAAAGCCTTCATCGTAGCTTCATTTGGCTTTTCACCTTGATACACAACTTCATCTTGCTTAAATTTGATTCCGTTGTTATCATTTGACCAGAAGATGAGTTCCTTAGATGATGAGTCTGCTATGATGTCGTTGAATACATTTGCAGTAGACTTTGTGATGATCTTGTCCTCATATGGTGGACCGAACAGATATCCTTTGACAGTGAAATTCATAGTCCAAACTAGTGTTCTAGTAGACTCAGAATCACCCTCATACGAATCATCGTATGTGATGCTATTGAAAACGATCGGTATATCAAGTTTTAGATTATCCATTCCAAGAAAATCTATTGTCATAGTGTAGTCTGGATTGAAATAAGGTAGTATCTGCTCTACGATCTGCATTCCATCTTCGGTATTGCGAACAAAGATGTTTACGTTGAAATCGAAGTTGTACGGAGTCATCTTGATACGTCTAGCCATACCAGCTGACGTACCCTCAGAGAAATTGTCAATATGCGAAGATATCTTTCTCAAAGGATCGTAAGTAATACCATTCATGTCGAATGACATTCTGGGTAGAATGATCTGAGTCTGCTTAGTCAGTTCAGGATCTTCTGTGATTCTCTTATAGAATTTTTCCTTCGATGCGTATGCCAAAGGAACAACGATCCTCTCAACTTCAGTTACACCATCTGTAGCGTATCTGAACATCTTTAGGTTGTTGAATATATTTCCAAAAGAAACAACTAGCTTTCTAACTGTTCTATGGTAAAAGTGTTGATTGCTTAACATCAGCTAACCTCACCAAAAGGATTCTTCTCGCTGAAATCAAGAATTGCAATTGCTTCTTCTTCCAGCTGTACGTTATCTGAGAATCTATCTGGCGTAGAATCTTCTTGTTCATTCATAAATGTAATTGTACCAGTTGCTCCAGATGTGACGCCATGAATATCTGCTAGAGTAAATTGACCTCTAATGTGTCTTACTCTCAGCGCATTGTTTGGTCTATCATATTCTGCGACAATACATCTAGCTGTTGATGTCTGGAGAGAACTGCCCTGATAAATGACTTCACCACGTTCGAATGAGATACCCGTATTGGTAACTTCTAGAGTGATAGATTGTGCAAGTCCATCCACAATATCATCTATTTCAGATACACCAGTGTTCATAAACTCGCCGTTGTATTTGAATGCCTCAACAGACATTACATACATGTATGGATTTCTGGAGTCTCTACCCAACTGAAAGAAGTTTCTCTCTTCTTCTACGAATCTGATTTCCATTAGTTTCATCTGTACAGGTAAATACAGAAGATCACCTTCTTTTGGTAGATTACGAAGAGTTCTAGGAACCAACTTCTCAAATGTTCTTCTTGCGACTGCTAGTTTTGCTGATTCATCTACCTGTAGACCAAACTTAGAGAAAAATTCCTTGTTTCCACCATAGTCTTGGAACGTCTCTAGATAGCAGTCTAGTTTGATTGCCCTATCGAAATATTTCACAGGATCATCTCCGAATAGTTCGTCAAGATGATCGTATGATGTCCTTGGTATATACCAAATATCTATACCATGATTGCGAATAGACTCAATGGTAAGATCTTCTAGTAGCCATTGTTCTCTAGTAGCATTCTGGTTGTTGAAGTATGGTGAAGTTGGCATGGTTTATCCCACTAAGAATCCAGGCGGTTCTTCGTATGTATTGCGTAATACTTCTTCTAGTCGAATGATATCTGCCGATGCATCTGCATAGATTTTTTCGCCATTGATGACGATACCACCAGGCAATGTGTAGTTTGCATACTTCGTTAGATTAGATCCCCATTGCTTTTTGATTAGCTGAGTACCATACTCTTTCAGCCATGAGTCATTGAATACGTTACCATACTGCTCAGGATTCAACACTTCTAGACATTCTATGATGATAAAATTGTTCTTCGGTACTTCTTGAGCATCCCAATTCATATCAACATAAAGTCTGTTGTGCTTCTTATTGAATCTAACTGGATTCTCGCCAGTGAGAATCATTTCTAGCATACGGATATGACTTCTAGCAATCCAATAATGCTGATATGAAGATGATGTGAACTCATATAGTTCATTCAATCTTAGTTGGTAGTTTAGATCGAATATGTTGAAGTTCGAACCGTTGTTCGATACAGCAGAACTTGTTATTGGCAATACTCTAGATACACCAATAATTGTATCTGGCAAACTCAAGTACCTATTCGCATAATCACTCTCTGTTATCATGTACTTTAGATATTGCTTTTCTGTACCATCGTAATGATACTCAGCAAACTTCTGTAGCGCATCGTCCACTCTATCTTCTATCTGGTCGTCATCGACATTGATATCAATGACTGGAAAGCCTAGCTGACGTAAACAGTAGTCCTTGAATTCTACTCTAGTTGTTGGTGTAGCCATTTATAACTCCGTTACTGATACAGCCAGTCAAACACATACTCTAATCCAGATATTCCTGGAAATCCGCCACTAACGTTAGCGATAGTTATTTGAACTGAACCACTTGAATCTAACGTATACGGAACATCTATCTTGATGATGCCAGTCAAGGCACCACCCATATAACCGCTTATCTGATAGTTTATTCCATTACAAGTTATCTGCGATGTTCTGTTATTTTTTGTATTATATGTCACATACAGAGTACCAGATTTATTTGCGTATGATGCACCTAGAGTCAGAGTTGCAGTCCATGATGTTGTTGAGTGATATAGATACTGCTTTTGAATGTGATCGTGTTCCCAACCAACTGTCCATTCACCAGCGTTACCTCTAGCAGTAGTTCCCCAAGCATTTGCGGTATGCGTGAAAGTAGCACCTGATATCACATTACCTTCTCTATCTATGACTGAAGTGATTGTAGGAGTGCCTGTATTTGCTAGATTGATTCCGCCATAGTTTTTATATGCGTTGGATCCGTGAGCACCAAAGATAACAGAGTTTCTTCTAGTCATCTTAGGAACAGATGCAAATAGTCTCAGTTGAGTGGATGTGTATGATCTAATACCAGTCATACCAGCTTGACCTGGGTGGGTGTTATCTGTCAAGAACCATTCATTGACGCCAGTTGTTGGATAAGCAGCTTGGTTTCTACCATAGAATGTGTGAAGATCGTATACTGGCGTAGGTACTCCGTTCACAAGTGGAACATAGTCTGGTGTTAGAGTACGCGCTAGAGGAATAATCAGATTGTCATTCCACTCTCTATAAAGGGCGGATGCTTGATATCTAGGATTGATAGACCCTAGAATAGGAACTCCACCCGCAGTCTGAATCTTCTGAACTATCTGCGTAATAGCAGTAGTCATTGAGTCCTTGAATGCTTGGTTCGCACTAGCGTAAGATGTACCACCGATGTTGTTCGAACCAATGTTGATGATGCATCCGACTTTTTTGCCCGCAGATGCCATAGTAGCAAGATTCATCGTTGTTATCGCGCCATTAGTTTGGTCGCGGAGAGTTTCGCAAGTCGCACCTGAAATTGCCAGATCTGTCAGAATAGGAAGATCGATACCAGCTGAACAATATTGTTGTCTAGCAGCATGCCCCTGGAATCCTAAGTTAGGATGTGAGATGAATGTATATGCTGTCGTTGAAGAACCAACTACGGCAAGATAGTCGAAGTTCTGATACACTAGACCTAGTGAATTATATGTCAACGCGCTCTTGTGGAACGTTCCAGCAGCAACGTGGTATGTTCCGGCATATTTTTGATACACACCCTGTATATTATTAGAGTATGTGCCGCCATTCTTGATGTAAATATCCATTAGGCAACTCTAATGTAGATTGTCCCGTTTGCTCTACCGTCAGCATCATCAGGAAACGCAGTCGAGACTACGATAATCTGAGAATTCGAATTACCTCCAACTAGTCCCACACCAGTGAAGAGTCCATTATTATCGACAAGCTGTGCTAGTGTCTTATTCTGAGTTATGAGTGTATTCGCATCTGTCGATGTGAACTTGTCTTTTATTGATTTATAGGTTGACATTATAGATCCTTACTTATCAAGTAGTAACCAGCCAGCAGTTGAGCCGAAGAACACTAGTCCAAATGCAGCATAGTTTACACTCACAGTCATATCTTCTGCTAAACCGCCAATATTATTGCCATTTCTTGCAATAGTGAAGTTGAATGTGGATGCTGTACCAATAGAATCCACAAATCTAATCTCATCGCCCTTTGTGGGTGATGCTGGCAGAGTAATGGTTCTTGCTGCTGATGTATCTACGAAATATTTTCCACCCGACGTTACTGTAACGTTAGATGTGATATCTGTCCAAGTTACTTTATCTACTTTTAGATTCAAAGCTGTTTGAGTAGCCGTAGACACAGGCTTATTGACATCACTAGTGTTATCTACGTTGCCTAGACCAATCATAGATTTCGTGATACCAGAAACAGTTCCTGTAAACGTCGGTGAAGCAATGTTAGCCTTTAGATCTAGTGCTGTTTGAGTAGCTGTAGACACAGGCTTATTAGTATCGCTGGTATTATCTACGTTTCCTAGACCAACCATAGATTTCGTGATGCCAGAAACAGTTCCAGTGAATGTAGGACTTGCGATGTTTGCTTTTAGATCTAGTGCTGTTTGAGTAGCTGTGGATACAGGCTTATTGGCATCACTAGTGTTATCGACGTTTCCTAAACCAACCATAGATTTTGTAATACCAGAAACAGTTCCAGTAAACGTCGGTGAAGCAATGTTTGCTCTCAAATCTATTTGAGCCTGAAATCCATCAATCTTCGTTTTATCTGCCGCGCTTAGGACACCAGCAGCAGATCCTGTTGCGGATTCGATGATTGCATCTGTGCCTGTATCACTTGCGACTGTGACAGATGATGCTGTATTAGCAACAGATAGATTAGTTGCACCTGAACCGCCGCTTCCAGTGACATCAACTGTTACAGCAGTACCACTATTTGTAGCAGTTACAGTTGCACCAGTGAAGTTGATGGAAGTAACTGATGCTGTTAGTTGTGTGCCTTCATCGCGGACGATGATGGAAGATCCAGATCCAGCAGGTCCTTGAACACCTTGAGTGCCGACAGATCCAGCAGATCCTTGAACACCTGTTCCAGTTGTTCCCTGTCTACCTTGAATACCTTGAGTTCCCTGCGAGCCAGTTGCACCTGTCGTACCTTGCGCACCAGTTCCACCGCCACCAGTTCCACCGCCCGCTGGTCCTTGAATGCCTTGAGTACCCTGAGTTCCCTGCGCACCAGTTCCTCCAGATGATCCTCCACTAGTGCCGCCAGCTACTTGTGGTGTAATGGTAACAATACCTTCGACAATTCTAGATGTGACACTACTAGGATTAGTCATCTTCACTTCATAGAGATATCTACCAGCCTTGATTGCGGCTGTCTGGCCCGATGTTAGGGCAAGCTGAAGTGAACCATTCGCAGCATCTAGAATAGTTGGTGTAAGAGTCGCTACTACAGATGTATTGAAGTATGACTTGCTAATCTGTGCGGTAAAAGAATATCCCGTGATATCTAGGGGTAAACCATCATCGCTAGTTAGATCCATGGTAGTCTGGAATGTTGTACCCTGGTCTATTGTTAGTTCTGCGTATGCCATGGAGATATTCTCTCGCTAGAGTTGAAATTATATTCTATTTAGTTTACTTGAAAGCTGGACCGCATGACCAAATAACGATTGTTTTTCTAATACCCCTCGTTACAGGTGAAACTCTATGTAGTCGATACGAGGGGAAAGCTGCTACTAATCCTCGTTTTCGTTCTACTTTGAGTGGAGTTGCTCTATCCATAATCTCAAGTTCACCTCCATCATAGTCTACTGGATCAGTTAGTTGGAGCACTACACTCAGTTTTCTTGGCACACCACCAGCCATAGCATCTAAGTGCCATGTGTAATGTCCATTTTCACTTGAATCGTATACTGTGTATTGAAAGTGCTCCACAAATCCGTAGATATCGAAATTGTAGAATTGACTGTTTAGCATTCTGGTGATATATGCCATCTTATCGTAGAACCAAGCGGTATCTGGTGTATTTTCGATCCATCCAATATTCGAAGATCTGTATGCTTCATCCACTCTACCAGACTCATCTGATCCTACCTGCGCTTTATCCTTTATCAGATTTGCGTCGCAATATGATTCGATTGCATTCAATTCTTCGTCTGTGAAGCCATCTTCCCAAGTAATATATGGTTCAACTTCAACATCTTTTTGAGGATTAGGATAAAATTTATAGTCTGACATATCATACCTTTTTGTTCTTTGGTAGCTTAGTGTGCATCTTGTCTCTATAGATCGATTCGTGGATCAGATCCCTAACTCCACGCAATCTATTAGATTCCATTTTTTCAGATTCATCGATTACACGTTCTCTATAATTGGGCAGTAGATTATCTTTTTTGATTGGAATAACTTGCATCAGGGGAGTACCAGCTTCAATTATGCCAGAGAAATTTGGCTGCAGGAAGAAGAATGGAAAATTGACATTCTCACGCTCATAGTATGGAGCATCAACTAGACCAGAGTAGCAAACAAATCTTGGTTCAATTCTATTGAGTGGAGGAATGAATAGAAGAGAATAGTCTGGTGGTGTCTTGATTCTCCAGTAGTTTAGAAACTTTATGGGTGGCTTATCTCCCAGAGGATTAGGACTCTTAGGTGCAGTTATCTGCTCTTTGCCGTGATTCTCCACCATAGGCTTATGGAAATTCCACTTGTATTCTACACCAGTCGCATCTTCATTTGATGTAAACTCTACATCAGCAGCAAGTGGAATAATGTATCCAACACTCAGAGCATCTAAGAACGGCATACATCTCTTGATAGTAGATGTTTTGAATCCCTTGTTGCCTAGTTTAGTTGGTAGAGCCTTGAACCAGTCTGGGATATCTTTCTTTGCGGGAAAGGGAGCAGGCATAATACCATAGTCCTCTTCCTCGCAAAGAAATTCAATAGTATCATCCTTGAATACGCTTCGAAACAATTTCTGTAGCATAATAAATCCAGTAGTAAAAACGACTGGTCTATTTATTGTCTTGCCCAGCTTACCTGAATCGATCCTCTACTAGGCGTTGTACCATCTCCAGCTGCTCCTATAGTTAATGAGTAATTAGTTTTAGCTGCTACGCTAACAGTGACATTCGATAGCGAAACTGTAGGAGCTGCTCCAGCTGAATTTACTGTTCCTGTAGTTCCTGGAGTAGCTGCCATAGCTGGAACCGTTGAATTTCCATCACTTCCAGCTGATCCTGCGTTGCCGGCACCACCTGGAGTTCCTGATGCAGGAGGTGAATTATTTGTTCCGCCAGCACCATTTGTTCCAGGACCACTTGGTCCTGGAGTAGCGTTAGTAGTACCAGCACTTCCACTTGAGACTGCTCCTGATCCGCCAACTCCACCGCGACCTCCGCCGCCAGATCCACCTGGATTTCCTGCATTACCAGGACTTCCGGATGCACCCGCAGGACCTCCAGTTCCATTATTTGCGTTATTGGCTTTATTGCCTGGATTTCCTGCAGCACCGCCTGGCCATAATGCTATATTTGATGTGCTGAATCTTGTCAGTCCTCCAGCTGTGGCAGCACCTCCTGGTGTAGGATTAACTGCTCCGGTTCCAGGAGAACCGGCTTGACCAGAATTCCCCGTACCTCCAGAAAATCCTGATCCGCCGCTGCCGCCACCTCCGCCACCGCTGCCACCTTGAACTGGACTAGGACCAGCGCCGTCACCACCAGCACCACCAGCACCACCACCGCCCCATGAAGAATTTCCTCCAGGTCCACCACTACCTGCTGGTGTTGTGTTTTGTTGTGATGATCCTCCAGTTGTACCTGCAGTACCAGCGGTTGCACCAGTTCCTGCAGTGCCGCCAGTTCCACCAGTTTTTATTGTGGATCCAAAGATGCCTCCATCTTTTCCGCCTGCGCCACCACCACCGCCATTGCCGCCATTGCCTGCGCCACCACCTGTTCCATTATTTCCATTCGTAAGACCAGTATTTCCTGCAGTTCCTACTGAAGCTGGTATACCAGCTTGACCTCTGCCTGCTTTACCTGCTACTGTAACTTCTCTCACTCCATATGGTGCGTTGAATGATGGACCATTTGTAGTGTATACTGGAGTACTACCCGCTTGTGCGAGCACTCTTCTTCTTAGTTGTGTACCCAATAGTGGCATTTAATTCACCTTATAGTGCGCTCAGTTCCACTAGATTACTTGAAGTGATTGCTGAAATTCCTTCTAAGTATCTTTTTGTTTTTTCGTACTGGTCATCAATCGCATCATACACTACAAAAGGAAATTGAGTGAATGTGTGACGATCTACTACGTTGGTAACTGGATCACAGAACCACCATGTACTTAATGCTGATAGAACATTATTTTGTGTTTCTTCATCTGCACCATAACTCAACATTGTGTAATTTATATTGTTCTGATCTAACCATTCAATAGCTGCTAAACTGTCGTTAGCATTAGATGTTAATGCAGTGTAAAGGTACACATCTTTGATCTTAATGATACTCATAATTGTCTCCAATCTCCTTTAGAGGTTAGCAAGTGAGTGACCTGCTAGCCAAGTAGTTCCACCATCTATAGTAAAGAATGTTAGTACATCAATTTTATTAACAGCATTTCCTAGTACAGCAACAACACTATCTGTCCATTTAGTTCCTGATGGATATACCATACTATATGGATATCCACCAGCACCACCCTGCGTGAGTACCAGAGTAAATGAATACGCGCCAGACGCAGGCACATTCGAAACTGTAAATGTCGTGATTGCACCAGTTAGAGTAGCACTAAAAATATTCGATAGGCTACAATCAATCGAAAGAGTTCCCGACAGAGAGCCTAAAGCAGTTACAGCTTCTCTAGCTGCCTGTAATTTCGGGGAAATTATTGCATTTCCGTTGTAAGTTGTGTCGCCAGTGAACGTTCCGCCGCCCCAAGGCGATCCAGTAGCTCCCTGAACACCTTGGATAGAATAATTGATTAGTGATGATAATGTTGCCATAATACTTTTCCAGTTTTATATTATTTAGCTTGGCCAAACAAGTTGTGGTAATTCTGCTTCGATATCATAGTAACTTGTCGGTATCGCTCTATTTCCTGCTAGTGCATCTGCTAGAATCTGAAACAGAGCATCCCACGTTTGGGCACGAATATCTCTACAGTATGAACCTTCTATATCGTATTTAGCAATCGAGCAACCTGCGTAGCCTGTGGCAGACTTGATATCGTCATAACCTCTAGTTCTAGCAAATGAATCGAGTCTATCTTGGGTTGCGACACTGATTCCGTTCTTCAAATTATCTAAAAACTCAGTCTGTTCTTCTGCTGTTTTGTTTCGAATTGACCAATTGGTAACCCATCTGTTATTTACCGAATCATAAGCTGCGCCAACTATCTCTGCTATCTCTATGAGACTGTTATGTTCAGGAGCTCCTGTTTGTACGACTATCACTAGGTTCTCTTCTGCACAAAAAGAATCTGTCCAAACAACAGGAACGCATGAATTTGGATATTGTGCAACTAAATCTGCTTGAGTATATGGATACTTTACTACTTCTCCGTTGACTATCTTAGCATACATTGTTTATCCTTTACGCTGGTTTTATTGAAATTAGAACTGCGCTATTGGAATTACCAGTTCCCACAAAAGTTCTTGTTCCAGTCGCACCAGAAGCAACTATCTGATCGAAAATTGCATACGATGATTTTGTTGAATCATTTTCCACTACAAGTGCGCTCATCAAAGAGTTACTTTCAGTCATAGTGATTGAGGCTGTAGCGACAACACAAAATCCTATTAATCTTGATCCATCCGTAGATACTGTAATTCCAGCTGGAGAAATTGGACTAGACGATCCGTTAGTAGAAACGCCTACAGTATCGTATGCAGCTCCTCTAAATGTTAGTATAGAACCACTTAGAAGTTTAGTATTCTGATTTCCTGTAAATGTGTAGCTGGACGGCTCAGACGCACCGGCAACTAAGTATGCTATTACTGTGGGTGGATTTCCACTTGGATCTAATACTTCCACCCAAGGACTAGGTTCTGTATACGTCTGGTTACCGTCAGCGGTCAAAAAGACTACCATAAGATCGCCTTCTGCTGTACCAGATGGTTTATTTATCACTACAGTAGCACCAGCTACAGTATTCTGAGTAGTTTGACTGCCTATGTATGTGGGCGTAGAAAGTATAGGTCTCAATGAGAATAATATAGAACAGACATTAGTTGCTGATCCTACAGTGAACGATCTAGTTCCAGTAGTTCCTGAATTCACCGCCTGTTCGAATATTGCATATGATGGTGTAGTAGCATCATTATCTGTGACGATATTAGTCATAGATCCAGATTCTGTTATTGATATGCTCGCCGCAGTTCTAGCAGCAAATCCAATCAAAATACTATTATTGCTGGTGACTGTGATCGCCGTAGATACTAGAGGATTAGCACTACTTGTAAACAATGATGCTGCAACATCAAACACAGCATTTCTATATGCTACTATAGAGCCCGATAAGGTTTGTGAACTTCCTTGAGACCATGTATATGTCGATGGCTCTGAATCTGTAGCATACTTATAGGCCAGCAGGACGCCTGGATTATTTCCTGTACTTTTGATTAGAGTCCATCCAGTAAGCAGGGTTGCGGAAGCCGACGTTGCAGTGACAATAAATGCTAATAGAAGATCGTCTTTTATAACGCCTGAAGGTTTATTAATTACTATACTAGTTCCCGCTGCACTATTCTGTGTACTACTGGACGCTACTCGAAATATTCCTTGTTTAGTTGATGCTCCAGCAGCAGCCATTACAATGTCACGAACGCTCATATTACTTGACGTCCTTGCCTAATAGTAGTCCAGTCCAAGTTGTTCCGCCATCATGTGTAAAGAATCCTAGAACATCTCTACCCGATGCAGTTAGAGTGGGTGCAGTTCCTCCTGCCCATTTCATACCTGTCCAAAATGTTGTTGTAAATGCTCCACCATTTGTAAGATCCAATACTAATGATGCTACTGTACCCGATGATGGAGTATTTGTTACTGTAAATGCTGTTGTGGCACTTATGGTTTTAGAGAAATAGTTTCCAGTTTTTAGATCAATGACATCTGAGGAAAGTGCTTGTTTAGTCTCAAATAAAGAACCAGATAGAGTTGCTCCATAACTGAAGATTGAATTACCAGTTATATAAACGCTTGCATTAGCTACTGGTGATTGCACTGATCCTATTGCACCCACACCAGTTAGATAGTATGGACCAGTTGATGTTGTTGTTGCTGTTAGAGTTGTAGCTGAAGCTGCTGTACCTTGAGTGCCAGTCAGACCTTGAAGCCCTTGGGTACCTTGAAGTCCCTGTATACCTTGAGTTCCTTGAGTACCCTGCGAACCTTGTAGTCCTTGTATACCCTGAGAACCCTGTGCACCAGATCCAGTGAGACCTTGAAGCCCTTGGGTACCTTGAAGTCCTTGAGCACCTTGAGCACCAGATCCAGTGAGACCTTGAAGCCCTTGGGTACCTTGAAGTCCTTGAGCACCTTGAGCACCAGATCCAGTAAGACCTTGAAGTCCCTGAGTTCCTTGAAGTCCCTGAATACCTTGAGTACCTTGAGCACCAGATCCAGTAAGACCTTGAGTGCCTTGTGATCCTTGAATACCAGTCAGACCTTGAGCACCTTGAGAACCAGATCCAGTGAGACCTTGAAGTCCCTGAGTTCCTTGAATACCAGTCAGACCTTGAATGCCTCTTTGACCAGTAGTAGCAGTCACTTGCCAAGTGGTACCATCGAATATAAACTCTAGTGTGATTCCACCAACATCAACAGTCAAATCTGATGCACTACCTTCTATAGTAGACGAATTTCTTGCTACAATCAGGTTGTTTATCGTCCAGTTACCACCGTCTGAAATGATTAGGTAATTACCTAATACTGGTGATGCAGGAAGAGTGATTGTAAATGTACCACCAGTTGTGTCTGCTATAATACGCTCATTAGATATTGCTGTATAATTAGCGGTTTTTCTAGCCCATTGAGCAAGACCACCAGGACCTTGTGATCCTATAATACCCTGAGTTCCTTGAATACCTTGACCAGCAAATGATCCACTTAGACCTTGAGTGCCTTGATTTCCTTGGATACCCTGAGAACCTTGAGCACCACTTCCAGTAAGACCTTGAAGTCCTTGAGTACCTTGTGAGCCTTGAATGCCAGTTAGACCTTGAAGTCCTTGAGTGCCTTGAGTACCCTGGATACCAGTCAGACCTTGAAGCCCTTGTATGCCTTGAGTTCCCTGAGAACCAGATCCAGTGAGACCTTGAGTGCCTTGTGATCCCTGAATACCAGTCAGACCTTGAAGTCCTTGAGTGCCTTGAGCACCAGATCCAGTGAGACCTTGAGTACCTTGTGAGCCTTGAATACCTCTTTGACCAGTAGTAGCAGTCACTTGCCAAGTAGTACCATCATAAATGAATTCTAATGTAATACCACCAACATCAACAGTAAGATCTGACGCACTACCTTCTATAGTGGACGCATTTCTTGCTACAATCAAGTTGTTTATCGTCCAGTTACCACCATCAGAAATTACAACGTAATTACCTAATACAGGCGT